GTTTGAATTGTAGTCTAATTGACTTAGATTCTGCAAGAAGCAAATCAACCGTTTCAATTGGTAACTACTTGGAAAAATACCAAACTCCACAAACACCTTGGATTGTATCAGAATTAAGAGGTAACACAGTTTACAGATTATTCAAATTTATAACAATCTCTGATGGAGATTCTGCGAATAGAGAGGTTAAGATATCAATGGCTAATATGTCTTACGTTGATAATACGTTTGATATTTTAGTTAGAGATTTTTATGACACAGACCAAAATCCTTTTGTCATTGAAAAATATACAAAATGTTCAATGAATCCAAGCTTGAATAATTACATCGGTAAAAAAATAGGTTCATCTGATGGTGAATATTCATTAGTGTCTAAATTCATCATGGTTGAACTTAATGCGGACGCTCCAATTGACGCGATACCATGTGGTTTTGAAGGATATGTAACAAGAGAGTACAGTGGTGCTACATTTACGAAATCACCATTCTTAATCTACAAAACTAAATATGACATCCCTGGTGAAACTATTTTCGAACCACCTTTCAACACACCTGTAGGTGCGGGTTATTCATTAACTACAAATGGAGACAATTTGAGAAGAACATTCTTAGGTGTTAGTGATAAAATAGGTATTGATATTGATTTCTTGGATTATAAAGGAGGTCAAAATGATGGTGATTTATGTGATACTGAAGATTTCCCTGATTGGAACTATAAAACAAGAGGTTTCCACATGGATAAAGAGGCAAGTGCTATTACAATCTCTAATGATTATGTAACAAGCGGTACTCCTGAATTCTATGTAGGTGTTGCAACATTCCAATCAGAACCAGAAAACCAAGACAATGCTTACTACAGAATATTTGCACGTAAATTTACTGTAGTTCCAGCAGGTGGTTTTGATGGATGGGATATTTATCGTGAGTCAAGAACAAACACTGACAGATTTATCTTAGGTGGTTCAGGTTATAAAAAAGGTGCGTGTTTTAATTCTAGATATCCATCGGCAACAGGCCAAGGAATGTTCAAAGAAATAACAATTGACCAAAACTCAGTAGATTATGCTAACACGGATTACTACGCATATTTGTTGGGAATGAAATCTATGGCTAATCCTGAGGCGGTTAATATTAACGTATTTGTTACACCAGGTATTGATTATGTAAATAACCTTTTATTAGTTAACGCAGCGATTGAAGTTGCTGAAATTGATAGAGCGGATTCTATCTACATTACAACTACACCTGATTACAATATGTTCGTACCATCGGCTTCAAATTCTGAAGATGCTATTTACCCACAAACTGCGGTAGATTATCTAATTGATTCAGGAATTGATTCAAACTACACAGCAACATATTATCCTTGGGTATTAACAAGAGATACTGTTAACAATACACAACTTTATATTCCACCAACCGCTGAGGTAACAAGAAACTTGGCACTTACTGATAATATTGCATTCCCTTGGTTCGCAACCGCAGGTTACACAAGAGGTCTTGTAAATTCAGTTAAGGCAAGAAGAAAACTATCTCAAGAAGATAGAGATGTGTTATATGAAGGAAGAATTAATCCAATTGCAACATTCTCTGATGTTGGAACAGTAATTTGGGGTAATAAAACTTTACAAATCGCTCAATCAGCACTTGATAGAATCAACGTAAGAAGATTGTTACTACAAGCTCGTAAGTTGATTTCAGCGGTTTCTGTAAGGTTACTATTCGAACAAAACGACGATATCGTAAGACAACAATTCTTGGATGCGGTTAATCCAATCTTGGATTCAATCAGAAGAGATAGAGGTCTTTATGATTTCAGAGTTACTGTAAGAAATACACCAGAAGATTTGGACAACAATAGATTAGTTGGTTCAATTTACATCAAACCTACAAGAGCGTTAGAATTTATTGACATTACATTCTACATTACTCCGACAGGTGCTTCATTTGAAAATATATAATTTATATGAAGAATAAAATTGAAAAACCAAAAGAGACAAAAAAACCAAAATCAATATTGGTTACTGAATCTCAACTGGAAAGAATAATTCAAAAATTGTCAAAATGATTAAAAAGGGAAGATATAAAAAACCGGTTTCCGTATCCGAAGGGATTACGGAGACCGGAACTCCCGATATGAAGTATTATGCTTTTGATTGGGACGATAATATTATGTATATGCCAACCAAAATTATTTTAAAAACCGAAGATGGTGAAGAGGTCGGAATGTCAACCGAAGATTTCGCACATTATAGGTCAAAAATAGGTAAGGAAGATTTTAAATATGAAGGTAATATTATTGTTGGTTTCGGTGAAACACCATTTAAAAACTTTAATGTTCAAGGAGACAAAAAATTTATAATTGACTCAATGACCGCTCCAACAGGACCTGCATGGTCTGATTTTGTTGAGGCGGTAAATAACGGCTCAATTTTTGCAATTATAACCGCAAGAGGACACACACCAACAGTTTTAAGAGAGGCTTGTTATAATCTAATTGTATCGAATAGAGACGGTATTTCATTTACAGAACTTGTCAAAAATTTGGAAAAATACAGAGATATTGCAGGATATCAAGGAACTCAAGATAAAATTCAAATAATCAACGAATACTTAGATTTATGTAGATTTTATCCTGTCTCTTATGGTGCAGGTTCAGCAACAAGTCCAGAAGAAGGTAAAATAAAGGCAATGAAAGAATTCATATCATACATAAAAGAAATGTCAAATGAAATTGGAAAAAAAGCTTTTCTTAAAAACGATATAAGTAATAATTTCATTCCTGAACCAACTTTAGGGTTTTCAGATGATGATATAAGAAATGTTGAATCAATGAAAAAACATTTTGAAAATGAACCTGAAAACATTCTTCAAACCTACTCAACTGCTGGGGGAATAAAAAGAAAGTATTAAAAAAAATAAACTTGATAATATTTATCATAAAAAATAAACTAACTTAAAATTTAAATAAAATGGCTGATTTACTAATGAAAATGCCCATACCGTATGAACCGAAAAGACAAAATAGGTTTATATTGAGATTTCCATCATCTTTGGGCATCAACGAATGGTTTGTGGAATCTACCGCAAGACCACATATTACAATAAATCCTGTTGCAATTCCTTTTTTGAATACAGAAACATATGTTGCAGGAAAATTCACTTGGAGTACTTTACCCGCTAAATTCCGTGACCCAATTGGTCCATCTGCGTCTCAAGCACTTATGGAGTGGGTTCGTCTATGTGCAGAGTCTGTTACAGGTCGTATGGGTTATGCCGCAGGGTACAAGAAAAATGTTGACCTTGAAATGTTAGACCCAACAGGTGTTGTTGTTGAAAAATGGATTCTTGAGGGTACATTCCTATCAGATGTTAATTTTGACTCTGTAGGTTATGGTCAAGATGGTTTAGCAACTATCTCCGCAACTATGAGAATGGACCGTTGTATTTTGGTATACTAATATAATTTTTTTCATAGAAAAATCCCAAGCACACAGTGTTATGGGATTTTTTTGTTTATTTATCAAAATAGTTTTGTATTGTTTTGATAAAACAAAAATATGGAACAGGATATTGCACAATATGGTCAAATGAATTTCACACTACCTCATGATATGGTAGTTTTACCATCAGGAGGTATTTTTTACAAAAGCAAGAAAAAATCGGTAAAAGTTGGATACCTAACCGCCTCAGACGAGAATATCTTAATTGGTGCCCCAAAAAATAATACAGAAGGTGTTGTTTTATCTCTTTTGAGAAATAAGTTGTACGAGTCAGATTTAAGACCTGAAGAATTATTGAATGGTGATATTGAAGCGATTTTAATTTTCCTCAGAAATACAGCATTTGGACCCGAATACGAAGTTAGTTTGACAGACCCCAAAACAGATAGGAGATTTCCTGTAACTATTTTATTAGATGAGTTAAATATAAAAAAGACGGAGATAAAACCGAACGAGGAAGGTACGTTTATTGTAAAACTTCCAAAAACAGGAAGTGAAGTAAAATTAAAACCAATATCATTGATGGATAGTTTAGATTTGGAAAAAATGGCAAACGATTATCCCTCAAACAGAGTGGCTCCAAAAGTTACATGGAGATTGAACAAACAAATAATTTCAGTTGATAATAATACTGATAGAGGTTACATTGCTAAATTTATTGAATCATTACCGATTGCTGATTCAAAATTCATAAGAAATTTTCTAAACGATAATGAACCAAGATTAGATTTACAAAAAGAAGTAACCGCCCCATCAGGAGAAAAAGTGATAGTTGATATCACATTTGGGGTTGAGTTTTTTCGGCCTTTCTATTGATTATAGAAAAATACTTTCTGACGAATATTAT